GCATCACTTACGGACGTCGCGGTGGAATCAACCCCAAGGTTTGTGCAACCCAGGGACCACTCTTGTTGGCCACGCATTGTTCCAGCAGAGTCAAACTCCACTCTGTCGGAACGGAGGGTGACGGGACCGAGGGCTGCTGCTGGGAGCGTGATAGCGACGGAGGATGTGTGGTAACAAGGTCGAAAAAGATCTGGGAACATAACCACACTGAAGCCATTAGGGTGCGTGGCTCCGGTGATGTTGAACGTCCGAGAGAAATGTCGGACACACATCGCTGCTGGGGTTTGTGATGCCTGCAGAACAAAGTCAGAGCCCGAAAACTCAGGTAACATCATTTGCATCGCTTGTCTCCGTTGGATGCCAGAGAAAAGTTTTGAGACTCGCATATTTGGCTCCAAGTTGAGGTATGCTGCATTGCTGCTGCCAACTGGATGCAATCTCGGAACAAGTGCTGCACTGTTGTTCTTTCGCTTCCTCGCTTTTCTCTTGCCTTTAGATTTAGTCGTTGTCGTTGTTTGTCGCGAATTCGCAATTACCCGGCGGGGGAGAGGAACATTTCTGTTGGATTGGGACATGCCCCAACTGAATAAGCAAGATAGTCATAAGAGGTCCCGCGAGCAGATGAGACGGACAACACGACGCAATTCGTCGGTGGTGTCCACCGGCTCCATCCACTCCCACCTCTTGACTCGATCCTCCAACATCTGAAATTCACTCAATGTTATACCGTAGAAGCGACAAAAGTCATCTCTCGAGTGATAATGTTCCTGTTCACTGGACCCACGGCGCCAGTGCATCAACTCATAAGCCTCGTCACTATCCCAATGGAGCTTAGGATATTTACCCAGAGCGGGGGCAGTGACCTCCATCACTCTTTTACACAAAGAGTTAATGATGGGGACATGGGATGAGAGAGAAAGAAGCCCCTCCGCCATCCTGTATGAGTAGATTTTGCGTTTGTCTTCATTCACAATCTGCCGATCTGTGAAGAAGAACCGGGATAATATGCGCCCTGGTTTGGGTGCGAAAACACGAACTCCCCTCCCAGACAGCCAGGGGCGGGACTGAAGAAAATCAACATCCAGAAGCTGGTCGTTTGTTGCTTCTGACATTGTCGGGGTGAAACCAAAGTCTGAGAAGGCCGCTTCGATATCATTAGGTTGATTCTCTAAAGCATAGATTGTGGCTTGGAGAATGGTCAAAGAATTGAACGTTATAGTGACGCCATCCCCAGAGGCCATAGTGCCAAGGACACGGAGCTGCGCAGCGCGACTGTTGTACACTTTAAGGTCACCATTCAGACCCTGCTGTTCCTCGAAGACATCCCGAACATGCCTTGGCAGCATGTCTGATAATTGCAAAGCATCAACGAGTCTCCAGGAGCAAGCAAAGTGTGCTGGTCTCTGCGTCATGTCGTACCGACTCAAATCAATATTTACAAAAGTGAGGCTCCGACCACTGTCACGCACAATCAGAATGTCATCGCCTTGAACCGCAATGGCATAGGGCCAAATCTGATTTTGCACAGCGTAGCAGACATTCTCAAACCAGTAGGAGAGTTGGAGTGGCGTGTGGCCAGGATTGTAGAAGAACCTACCTTCAAAGCCATACGTGAGCGACTTATTGAGGTGGTTACACCACGGACCGCCATCGACTCTGAGAGCCTCCTCTGGGACTGATATACCGCGTGGATCTAGTTTGACTTCTTGCGCGCCTTCCACACCGACCGGAGAAGGGAGAGCTTTGTGCCCAATAAACTCGATCTTGTCAAACTCCTCAACATCCATAACAGATTTCTCTGACTTAACGAAACAGTCATATTGTGGGTTGAGCCGATGCCCAATCTTCCATGCGCGGATCATTTTCTCACCTTTTGCGACGGGGAAACGTTTAACCCACTGGTTGTGTGTCACAAGCACCTGTGTGTTTGAGGTGTAGTTTCCAATGAGGATTGGGTGAGTGGTTGGTAAGTCATGCAAGATATTGCGGTCTATCTCGTCCGTGACGCGGTTCCACTCCTCTTCAACATCCTCGTTGGGGTCCATTCTCTGCGCTATCCCAGCCGGGATACCGCCCATTCTCTTTGTCATTGCCCTACGCACATTGTGATAGCAACCGGAGAACTTGAACACATGATACGCAAGACAAAAAGGCCCTATCCGAGAGAATGGTTGTGAGGGACGACACTGGTGCGGTTGTGGGTGCGGCGTGAACGTGGCCCCAGGTCGAGTGGCACCTGGTGCAAGAAACTCAGTGCAGATGGACGCTACTCGCTCCTTATTGCCAAGCGTTGCACCTCTAAGCATACCAAGGCTTGAGGACACGATGCTGGTTGGTTGCTGGTGGCGACGCGCCCACCATAGACCGAGAGCCGCGACCAGTGCTGCCACGCCTGTGATTGTTACAATCCATTTCCGACCTAGAAAAGCCGCTGCGGTTGGGGTGACTGGTTTTCCTTTTTGTTGTTTCAAGGTGAAATCATACTGGAAAATACCCCCTCCTGCCCACACAACCACAAAATTGTACAGGCAATGACAAACGATCCTGTTCGGTAAATTCAACCCTCCTATCGCAATGTGCATAAGGAGAGCAGCGGTGCCGCCAATCACAGAGATTCGGGTTCCAACAGGAGACATGGGTACCCAGTCGCCTGCTGGGAGATTTTCTGGGTTCTCATAATGTAAGCGCATGATCGTGCTTGCAATACGAGGCAGGGCCTCATACCACCCAAAGAAAGTGGATGCCCTTTGAACACTAATGTCTGCGTTCATGCCCTGGGATCTGAATCCCCACGCGATGAGTTCTTTAAGCAACTCCTCGAAAACAGGGCCCTCCAGAAAAGCTGCGCTCCATGCTGCCATATGTGGGATAACTTCCGGTTCGATTAAGCCATCGAGATAACGTTCAACAATGCCTGGATGGAATCGCTCTATGTTGGATCTGAAACTATCGGGGTCTGAGTCACAATAAGCGAAAGCTAAACCAGGGGGTTTCTTAGTGGAACGTAGCTTCTGAAGACGTGGGATAAACTCTCGAACCATGTTAACAAGGGGAAGCGCATAGGCGAGCGCAGCCGACGCGATGGCTCCATACGCTGCTCCACGCAACACTGGTGACCTCGAGATCTGAACAGGGAGTGTGGAGGTGTGGATACGGAGAGTGGCCCAAATCCTTGGTATGTGCGCCATGTACCTTTCCGCGCTACCATTTCTGTTAGTGCGGGCGAAGCAAGAGGCTATATCAGCTAGCGACTTCTCGTCTGGCGTCAGAATATTGGGATCATAGCGACTGCACACATAGTTGTACAAAAGCCGATTTTCCTCCGCGGTTAGTTCCCCTTCAGGCGCGAGAACCAATGTACGCAGCTTGTGATACACACCACCAAGCGTGCCACCCAGAAGCGGAGCGATCAAGAAAACCCATGGTCGCATACTGCCCATTAGAAAAATTTCTCGGAGATGCACACGAGTCAGTGAATTCATGCAATAGCGGAAAATGTGATTCACTGAGTTTGCAAGGCCGACGATCCTTTCAGCTGGGAAATATGCCCCCAAGCGGTTTATCCACCGTATGATGGAGGCCGTTCCCCACCGAGAGCCATCTTCACCAATAATGATACCACGCTCAGGTGCATTTAAACCAGCCTCATCGTCTCTGACTATATGTGTCATGTCATTTGGGAGCCTAACAACCTCATCACCACTTGGTGCCTGAGATGTAGCTGCGGAAAAGACAGTGACCGTGGGTAAGTCGGGGACGATGGGCTGGGGAAAATGCACGGGTGCGGGCGGTGTGGTTGAAGGCGGCAACTCCCTGGTCTTGGCGTGGGATTTGTCCAAGGACCAGCGAGCCTCAAGCGGATCCGGAGGCTTGCTGGCTGGGAGCTTGGTGGGGATACTCTCACTTGGGGCGGGTGCCTTTTGACTCTCCGACACTTCGCTAGACTGCTCGGTGTCAAACTGTTCGTGCGTCTGTTGGGAGCTGGCCTCTCCCAGAACTTGCTCTGCATCGATCTTAGCTTTGAGAGCCAAAACATACTCACTGAAGTTTTGATTACCAATCCCGGTGTTGTTGGCGATTTCAACAACAAAGTGCTTGGTTACTGCTTCTGAGTCTAGATCTTTCTTCAAAAGACCAAAGACTTGCCCCGCATCGTCTCCTACCAGAGCCTTCAGGTCCACGATGCGGCGTTGTGCAACAGCGACAATAAGGGCATCGCTGGTCATAGAGTCAGCTTCTTCTTCAGTGAGAACGGGGGGTGGAGGGGGAAGAGCTGCAATACGTTGCTCTTCTACTGCGAACTCAGGTATGTTCTTGATCACTACCTGCTGTAGATTCACCAATGTTGGGTCCCTGAGATGCCTGTCCCAACAAGGTGAGTATTCTGCGTCCACCTCCGGGAGCGTGCGGATCACATCGCCTTGGTTCTGATCGTGTGTTGGCCATTGGACGACGTCTTCAAGGAAG